AAGAGGGGCGTGAACCAAGCGCCCCTCTCTACGTGATCACCAGCAAATGTCCGACTGGCTCACGCTGCCATGGTTTGGCGGTAAAATACATGAGGTAAAAACCCGCCCCCGCACTCATGGCTTACGGTGGGCGCTGATGAGGCGCCCATGGTGTTACTTTTTGCGTTTTGCGTTTATCGCCTTCGCGGCGCGACGCGTTTGCCTGTTGACCGGTTTCGGCGCAACATTCCATTTCCCGATTTCACGCTCAGACTGCGTGTCTGGCGATGTGCGCGATGACATCGGCTTATTGAATGATGGTCGTCCCATATTTACTCTCCCAAGTTGCTTGGCCGTAGCTTTGGCCGGATTGATGCTGACAGCTTACCGGTGTTTTCGCAGAGAAGATCCGCCGGCATTGCGTCTGACAGCGCCTCCGCAGCGCGTAAGGCGTTTGAGCACGCCTTGAAGCTGTCGAAGTACATTTGCGTCTGCAGGGGATGCCCCTGCAAAGCGTAGTTGATGACGAGCGCGTAGAAGAAGGTCATGTTGCCCACTCCTCTACCGTAATCTGGCTTTCATCAGTGATGTTGACGAAGGCAGGTTTATAAGCGCAACGCTTCCAGTGAGCGATAGCCATCTTCCGAGCGCCTTCTGCGGTGCGTGCTGATTTTGTAAAAACAGTCGCGCCGTCAAACTTACAATAAAACTTTTTCATCGGTGGCAGCGGCTGACGCTCCTGCTTGCCGGTGCCATTGCACTTGAAGCAAACACCGCTAAGCACGTTTCTGTGCGCGGCGATTTCGCCAGTGCCGCCACATTTAATGCAATCATAAGTCATTTTGTAATCCTCCGTTACTGATACAGTTAACATAATGTTAACAGATACAAAGTACAACCCTCTAATTGCGAAAAATTACGCGAAATGGTAAAAAATGTGCATGCGGTTCCTCCCTCCCACGCCGCAAGAGCTGCAAGGCTCCCCCGCGCGGCCTCCCACGCGCGGGGTTTATTTACAACGATTTTCCTGTATTATGTGCATAACGCGTTAAAAGGAGCTCACGATGCCCAAGAAGGGACTGTATGCGAACATCCACGCCAAGCGTAAACGCATTGCGGCGGGGTCTGGCGAAAAGATGCGCAAGGTCGGCTCGAAGGGCGCTCCGAGCGCGAAAGCGTTTAAGGCAGCGGCTAAGACCGCGAAGAAACCGAAGAAGAAGGCGAAGAAGTGATGTAATGTTTACGGCGTTTGTTCTTTTATGCGCGCAAGCGAACTGCTTTGCGATTGGAGGCCCAGCCTTTGCGACCGAGGAACAATGCGTTGCGGATTTTATGCAAAACGGCGTCATATCGCTGCAAGTGCGTTATCCGACACATACGATCGTGCAAGTGAAATGTTATGAGTGGGAGAAGAAGGTTCAGTCGTAATGCCATATAGCAAATACTCGCCCAAGCAGAAGAAGTTGGCCGCAATGGCTGGCAACCGTAAGAAGATTACCGCAGCCGACTTAAAGGCTGTTAAAAAGGCAAAAGCTAAGAAGAGGAAGAAGTGATGTCCGCGACAACGACCACTGGTATCCCGTGTAAAGGCTGTCCAACACCGGCAGCGTGTAAGAAGGCTGGCGTTTGCCTTGGAAGGCTAAAGAAGTCAATCTGATGCCTGAGAAGAAGAAAGATGCTCGGTTATCTCGTGTCGGCGTATCTGGATATAACAAGCCAAAGCGCACGCCTAAGCACCCGACGAAATCGCACGTCGTGGTTGCTAAGGACGGCGACAAGGTTAAGACGATCCGCTTTGGCCAGCAGGGTGTCAGTGGCGACAAGAAAACTACGGCGCGCAGCAAGTCGTTTAAAGCGCGTCATGCGAAAAACATAGCCAAGGGCAAGATGTCTGCGGCTTACTGGGCAAACAAGGTGAAGTGGTGATGAATTTACTGGATGACATTATAAAATTCGCTTTGCGGCAGCGTTATCCTGAAGTGACGCCGCCGGTCACTAAATTCGACAAGAAAAAGGGCAAAGAGTATTTAGCGAAAAGCGAAAGCCCAGAAGCTAAAGCCGTAAAGAAATTACGCGATGCCACGCAGCGTCGCATCAATGCTGGCGACTATGACCCGTATTTTAACATCGCCGATCGCTTCACTGTTGACCGATACAAGTATCCGGTCGCGTCGCAGCCAAATCAAACGCTTTCTGTTTTGCCAGCAAAGCAAGAAACAATAGATAAATATAGAAAATTTTATGGTGACCCTAAATCTAAGCAAAATCTTCTTGAGGCATATGAAAAAGGTAGTGATAGACCGAATACATCTGACTGGTATTACATGGGCCAGCTCGAAAAAGAGTTTATCGATGAATATGGTGAAGAATTAGGTCGTTCAAAATTTGTTGAGATGTTTGCAGATCCGATGGCAGCTTGGACTGGCGGTGCAGATCCACAGGCCAACCTTTTGATGGCTGGCTTCGATAACTTCCGTAAAGCACAAGGCGTTGGGTTGCCGGAAAACACATTTGACTACCCATACCCGATTGGGGGACGTTTTTTAGGCAACAACGCAAAGGCTGCATCTAAGATTGAAGGTGAAGGCGGTATCAATCCTGCGACAAATCCAAAGCGTTTTAACTTTTCTACAAATTTCCAAGGCGCCGGCGATCGTGCGACAATGGATGAGCAGATGATGACCATTGGATACAATATGCAAGTGCCAACGCCAAAGACATATGGAGCTGTCGAAGAAGTCGCCATGGAGCTTGCTGACAAAAAAGGCGTAACGCCTATGAAATTTCAAGAAGTAGTCTGGCACGGTGGAACTGGGAAAGAGGGAAAGCCTATGATCCAGTTTGTGAATGAAGCGATCGAACGCACCAGCGCAGTCACCGGTCTGCCGCCAAAAGATGTCGTTAGAATGATGGTTCGCGGTAGCATTCCAATTTTTAGTGCAGGCGCGGCGGCTCCGATGACAAGCGATATTCTTAATTACTTTTCAACGCTAGAAGGTGACGGTTCCTGATGGCTAACCCGTTAAAATACGCGCGTGGTTTGCTTGACTTATTACACTTCTCAGATGAAGTGCGCCCAGTCGTCGATCCCATGAAGCATCTGACCAACCCCAATATTCGCGGGGCAGAGGCTTCACTCGCGCGTTCAAAGGTGAGAACAACGCCATTTCGTCAAGAGCCAAAAGAGTTTTATGATCCTTACCCACCTCAAAGCTATTGGGCATCTGAGGGATATAAAAAAGAGCGCGGTCTAGGTGATGCGATCCACACGACGCGTCAGCCGGTTGAGGGCTTTTATGACATTAGTCAGGATGCGGATCGCTTTTTGCCAGTAGCGATTGAGAAAGTTGATGACATTTTATCAACTAATAAAATTAACATCCCTGACGGGGAACGATCTGACTTGATTATTTCTGAAGCTATGAATATGGCAAAAGTCGCAAAATATCTTGGCCTACAAAACCGCAAAGCTAGACCAAATGTTTACACGCAATTCAATCCTGTTGTTCCGGAGTTTGTGAGGCCTCCAGAGGGACAATTTATGAGCATTCTCGATTACTTGGAGGGATTAGAGAAATGAGCACACACGTTTATGAAACCGAAATGAATGATTTTGGTAAATCTCTTTTAGAGACTAACCCAAATTTTAAAATTGAAATTCTTGAAACCTTGGGCGACGAGAATGATCTTCTACCGATGTATAAAGTTCGAGTGACTGAAGAGAGGCCAGATGAGTGACATATATTCCTTAATGGATCGCCGATTAAACTGGCGCACTGGCCCTGATGGCTCTTTGTATTATGGCGGACAAGAAATCGCGCCTCCTCGCCCAAGTATAAGACCACGTCAGACCACTTTTAGTGAGAACATGGTGGATCTGTTTAGTAAAATTATTCCGCAGACATCAGCGGAAAATTTATTTGGCGGAAGGCTGTATCCGCAGGGTGACGCGTTGATGCGTTTCACTGGGTCTAGTGGGTTAGCTAATGTGACACCGGTCACTGCTGGTATGATGTCTGCTGGGCAAGCCGTGAAGGATGTATCACGCGGTGATTATGGGAGCGCGGCTGCAAATACCGCATTTAGTTTATTGGACGCTGTTGGCTCTGGTTTAGTTCTAAAAAATGCTTACAGATCTGCGCGGCAATCACCTGAGCTTGTGGAGTTAACGCAAAGCCCGCAATCTCGCGAATATTTCAGTAATATGCTAAAAGAGGCCCAAGACACGCAGGGGCCAATAGGATTACAGGTCGACGTTTACCCTCCGGAAGGATACAAAAATAAAGCGATGATAGCTTCTCCATATGGCGATGGTGGTTTTGCCATAACTCCAGAGGGGGAGCTAACATCTCTTGTTAAAAATAAAAATTCGAAGATCAAAGGCTTTGCAGGCAAGGCCTTAAACTATGACAAGGAAAATGGCGTTTTCTTGAACGCATTTGACACTGAATTAACGAAACTTTACGCGCAAAACGGTTTCCGTCCTGTTTCAAGAACATCGTTTGATGAAGACTTGTTTAGATCAGAAATTGGTGATGAGGCTGTCGATGCCTTTATGACAGCAAACAAGAAGTTTAATGAAGGCAAGCCGGACGTCGTGTTTATGGTAAGAGATCCGGATTACCATGGCCCGTTTGCAAATCAATTCGGTGGACGTCGAACTGATTATATGAGCGCGCAAAATGACCTTTTGCGTGAAGTCGAGAGATTAGGGTATAAAAACAGATGACTATAATAAGAGACTTTCCGTCAAGAGTTGCGGCTGCGCTAAAGAAAAAAGCAGAGCAAGAGCAAAAAGGGTCTAAGTGATGGACTACGAAATCAACGAACTCGCGGCGCAGATCGAAGCCGAGCTAAACCCTGACCAGATGGACGACGCCGAGCTGCAGGGCATTGTCGGCAAGGAGATCGAGGACGCGATCGACTACATCGACAACTGGATCTCTCCAGTACGCGCCACGGCGACGCAATACTACCGCGGCGAGCCGTTTGGCAATGAGGAGGAGGGCCGCAGCCAAGTTGTCAGCATGGACGTGCGCGACACCGTGCAGGCGATTATCCCGTCTCTGATGCGCATATTCCACAGCACCGAGCGCACAGTTGAATACGTCCCGCAAGGCCCAGAAGATGTTGACGCGGCAAAGCAGGCGACGGAATACGCAAACTACATCATCAATCGTGATAACAACGGCTTCCTGCACATGCACGCCGCGTTCAAGGACGCGTTAATTCGCAAGGCTGGCATACTGAAGTGCTACTGGGATGACCAGACACGCTTTGAGACGCATGACTTAACTGGCTTGGACGATAACGCGCTTGCCGCATTGATGGCGGATCCCGACGCGGAAGTTGAAATCGTCGCATCCGAGATGGTTGGCGAGCCTCAGATTGACCCAATGACTGGCGAAATCGTACCGCCTCCATCAGTGCACGCCGTGCGCATAACTTACGTGCACCCAGATGGACGTGTTCGTTTAGAGGCCGTGCCGCCAGAAGAGTTCCTGATTTCACGCGAGGCAAAGTCACTTGAGGACAGCGACTACGTTGCACATAGACGCGTCGTAACCGTGTCTGAACTCGTGGCAATGGGCTACGATTATGACGAAGTGTCTTCCCTCGCGTCCGCGTATGACGAGATGGAGACAAACGTCGAGCGTTACACACGTAACAAGGCGCTCACCAACGAAATGAACGAGCGCTACGATCCGGCGATGAAGAAAGTGCTTTACGTCGAAAACTACATCAAGGTGGACTACGACGGCGACGGCATCGCGGAACTGCGCAAAGTGTGCACCGCCGGCGACGGAAACACGATCCTAGCGAACGAGCCATGCGCGATGGTGCCGTTTGCCGTGTTCTGCCCAGACCCAGAGGCGCACGACTTTTTCGGCATGTCAATCGCTGACACCGTCATGGACATCCAGCGCATTAAGTCGTCCATCATGCGTAATACGCTCGACAGCTTGGCGATGTCTATTCACCCACGCATGGCGATCACCGAGGGCATGGTTAATATCGAGGACGTCCTCTCAACTGAGACGGGCGCCATTATCCGCCAGCGTTCCGCCGGTCAAGTGCAGCCACTTGCGATGCCATTTGTTGGCCAACAGGCGTTTCCGGTTTTGCAGTACATGGACGAGATCAAAGAGGCCCGCACAGGCATCTCAAAGGCGTCTGCAGGCTTGGATGCGGGTGCATTGCAATCATCTACCGCGGCAGCCGTTCAGGCGACTGTCAGCGCCGCACAGCAGCACATTGAGCTGATTGCGCGTATCTTTGCTGAAACCGGAATGAAGCAGCTCTACAAGATTGTGCTGCACCTTCTGACAACGCACCAAGACCGTGCGCGCATGGTTCGCCTGACAAACGAGTTTGTGCCGATTGACCCACGCGTG